TGGCGAAAGTCACTTACCGTGGTGTCTCATACGACACTGATACACGCAAGCAAGCTGTAGTATCTCAAAAGGTTGAAGAAACCTATAGAGGTATTAAGTTCCAAAAAGAACTAGCATCTGCTTAAGAAATAAGAGGGGGTTTACATACCCCCTTTTTTAATGTATAATTTTAAAAAGAGTATAGACTTATGGCACTTCATATGAGAGAACAATTAATTAGAGCTGTTCTTGCACATGCTCAAGGTGAAATTGAAAAGCATAAAGCAAATGTAAATGTATATCTAGAGCATCCTGCAGGTATTGGGGAGCACTCAGATATTACAGAAGCAATCCAAGAAGAGTTAGATAAGATTGCTAGGTATCATGATCAGATAGAAGTAGTTAATAAATATTTTTCAAGAAATGGATAAAGAAAAATTGAAGCTTATTGTTAAAAACCTTAAGCAACTAGTTGATGTACTAGAGTCAGAAGTTTATTCTGATGTTGACGCATATAAGTATAGTAATTATACTGATCAAATGATAACCGATTATGATGAGGTCTTTGAAGATGACGATGGATGATCAAATTAAATTAGTAAGCGTCACACCAGATGCTGAAAAACTTATGGCATATGTGGCTCGTGTTAGCAACCCTAAGAACCAAGACAATGATAAGTTTGCTGGTCTTCTTAAGTATTGTATTCAGCACGGTCACTGGAGTGTCTTTGAGCAAGCATTCATGACAGTAGAGATCAATACTACTAGAGGACTTGCAGCACAGATACTAAGACATAGATCATTTACATATCAAGAGTTCTCTCAGAGGTATGCTGATAGTAGTATGTTAGGTAATGAGATCCCTTTACCAGAACTACGGAGACAGGATGATAAGAATCGTCAGAATAGTATTGATGATGTAGATCCTCTTGTTGTTCAGGATTTTAATGCTAAGATACAGAAGCATTTTGTAGATGGAATGAAATTATATAAAGAGATGCTTGATGCTGGTATAGCAAAAGAATGTGCAAGATTTGTATTGCCTCTTGCTACTCCTACAAGAATCTATATGACTGGTAGTGTACGTTCATGGATACACTATATCAATTTGCGTTCTGCACATGGAACACAGAAAGAACATATGGATGTAGTAGAAGGAATTCGGTCTATCTTTACCGAACAATTCCCTACGGTCTCAGAAGCTCTTGATTGGGCTAAATAACTATCCCTTGTAAACTTTTATGGCTACCTATCCTGTTATTAATAAAGAAACTGGCGAACAAAAAGAAGTGTCTATGAGTGTTCATGATTGGGATCAGTGGAAGACTGATAATCCTGATTGGCAACGATATTTCACTCCTGAAAACTCTCCAAGTTTAGGAATTGAGGTTGGTGAATGGAGAGATAAGTTAGTTAATAAGAATCCTGGATGGGGTGAAGTCCTCAAGAAAGCTGACAAATCTGGAGGTATCTCTGGAAGATTAGCTAAAAAGGGATCTTATGAATCTCAAACTCAATCTGCATTTGATATAGATTAATTATGCCACGTAAAAAGAAATCAGCAGATCCAATTGGGGTGGGTCTAAGTATGTCAGCCAAGCAGATGAAGAGAAAAAAACCAATTAATACTGATACGATGAGGGATATTGAACCCCTTACTCAAAATCAGAAAACTTTATTTGAGGCATACGAAAATAATAAAAATATTGTTGCTTATGGTTGTGCAGGTACAGGTAAAACTTTTATTACACTTTACAACGCACTTCAAGATGTTTTAGATCCTACTAGTTCTTATGAGAAGATCTATATTGTAAGGTCTCTTGTGGCAACTAGGGAGATTGGATTCTTGCCTGGTGACCATGAGGATAAGTCATCTCTTTATCAGATTCCTTATAAACATATGGTAAAATATATGTTTGAGTTACCTACTGAAGCAGATTTCCAAATGCTTTATGGTAATCTTAAAACTCAAGGGACAATTGATTTTTGGAGTACTTCATTTATTAGAGGAACAACTCTAGATAAAGCAATTATTATAGTAGATGAATTTCAGAACTTGAATTATCATGAACTTGATAGTATAATGACAAGAGTTGGAGAGCAATCTAAGATTATGTTCTGTGGAGATGCTACTCAAACTGACCTTATTAAACAGAATGAAAGGAATGGTATTCATGATTTCATGAGAGTCCTTCGTTTAATGTCATCTGTTGATATTGTTGAGTTCGGAGTCGAAGATATTGTTCGCTCTGGATTAGTTAAAGAATACATTCTTGCTAAAATGGAACTTAATTTATGACCTTTACTC